TGAATCAATACAATCGTAAAAGAATTGTACAAACCAAAATTAATTATGATCCAGTAAACATCACATTTCATGATGATGGCGGCGATAACATTCGTGAAATGTGGTATCAGTACTATTCATACTACTACAAAGATCCGGCACAACAATACGTTAGCAATGCACCAGTGACCAACGGAGCATTTAATAAGGTACAAACCAAAGACAATGGATTTAGCTACAATAGCCGAGACATTTATGAACAAAATCGTGTGGGCAGTGTTAGCGACTGGGGTTACATTGGCGAAAACTTTCTGGATGGTACTAGTACCGCAAGTGGTAAACCTCCATTTTTCAAAGACATTCAAATCATTGGATTTGACCAGCACAAGTATGCCAGATACATCCTGATCAATCCGCTGATTACCAATTGGAATCACGATACCTACGATTACTCACAAGGTAATGGTACCATGCAACACACCATGACCATACGTTATGAAACTGTGAACTATCTCAATGGTGGCCTTGGTAAGCCAGATACAAATATTGTTTGGCCGGACGCACCACACTATGATATGGAAAAAAGTCCGTTGGCTCGTCCTGGTTCTACTGCCAGTATATTTGGTCAAGGCGGCTTGCTGAGTACTGGCGAAGGCATTATGGCTGACTTGGAAAAAGGATCAGTGGCTGGCCTGATTGGCGCTGCACAAAAAGCTGGCGCTGCATACAACACATTCAAAGGCAAAAATTTGCGATCTATTGTTCAAAGTGAAGCAGTGTCATTGGGCAAACAAGTGATCAGTCAAAATGGTGCTGGTGCAGTCAAGTCAGTTATCAACAAAACTGATGGGTGGTTATTTCCTAATGCACAAGCCACTAGAGCCGGGTTACCTGGTTCACAATATTATCCTTGAGATTAACAAATGTCCACCGGCTCAGTAAATTATATCAATACCAATCTTGATCAAACTGTAAGAGTGTTTGACAGATTCTACAAGTACGAAGCAAATGTTCCTGCAGCCGAGTATGACATTGTGTTGAGTTTTTTTAAAGAACAAATGGGCGATGCTAGAGTAGCTGGCAATTTTACAGTGAGTTTGTTTCAGGTGGCAGAACAAACAGGCATTCCGGTACTGACATTGTTAGATAGTTTTCAAGGTAGCAATTTGATGACCATAAATCTCAATATGGCCTACTATCTAAACAACATTCGTAGCAGAGCCACCATGCTGGGTGTAAACGCACAACCAGTGCCTAACTTTTATGCTGCTAGAACAGTATTACAATGAGCAAGTGGGCACAAGGCCAATATCAAGTTATCAACCCTAAAAAATATCTAGGGCAAGGTACCCCTAGGTATAGATCAGGATGGGAACATTCGTTCATGCGTTTTTGCGACACCAATGACAACATCATGCAATGGGCGAGTGAAAGTATCCGTATACCATACCTGCATCCCTTAACTGGCAAAATGACCACTTATGTGCCAGACTTTTTGATCACCTACAAAACTCGCGATAACACACTCCGAGCTGAGCTAATTGAAATCAAACCCAAAGGTCAAAGCTCAATCACTGAAGGCCAAAAACCCAGAGACCGTGCTGTGGTAGCCGTGAACTATGCCAAATGGGACGCTGCAACCAAGTGGTGCAGAAAGCAAGGCCTAACTTTTAGAGTCATAACCGAAGATGATATGTTTAGGAACGGTAAAGCATAGCCACTAAATATGGCATGACGATTTATCTTTATAAAAAAACGCACAAAGATACAGGATTACAATATCTTGGCAAAACAATTGCTAAAAACCCTTACGTATATCCGGGTTCAGGAATAGTATGACACGGAAATTAGAGGAGTTGTTTGATCTCCCACCCTCCACTGAAGAAGTGGAAGCTGCTGTTCCTTCACTAGCAGAAAATCGCACCGTAATCCAAACACTTGATGATGCCATTGACAAGATAGACGCTGCCTTGCCGGCTGTGCGAGGCTTAGAATCCACTGATACGGAAATGGACGAGCTTGCAGGCCTTGCTACTGCTAGTTATAAGGATCTAATGGATCTTGGCATGCAGGTAGACAGCAGATTTGCTAGTGAAATATTTGGCGTAGCCAGCAACATGCTGGGCCATGCTATCACAGCCAAAACAGCCAAGCTGGACAAAAAACTCAAGATGATTGATCTGCAGATGAAAAAGATGCGATTGGATCAACAGCAAGCAGACAAAGACCCCGAAGGCGTAGCCGCACAGCAAGGCCAGGGCCATGTGTTAAGTCGCAATGATTTGCTAGAAAGAATTCTGGGCAAGAACCAAAAAGCACAAAATGAATAAATATAGTACAGGAACCTGACATGAAACCATTTGCCAAATATCTAGCAGAAAGCGAACGCACATACGACTATCGTATCAAAATGTGTGGTCGTATTCCAGACGATCTTGTGCGTCAACTCAAATCAAAACTGGATCAATTTGATCCAGCCAAGCTGGGCGACGTCAAGACTACTCCTATACAAAAAATTCTCACAGACTTTCCAAACAATCAGAATGATGCTGTGACAATGTTTGATGTGAGTTTTAAGTATCCTGCTATTGAACCACAGATCAAGCAGTTGTTTCAAATGCTTGGCGGTGATCCCAATCTTATTGTGATGCAAACACAACAGCATGTGGACGGACTTGTTGATGAGATGGACAAAATTGAATCTGAAAACAAAGACCTGTTGGCAGACACAGATTACCCTGCTCCTGATGCTGAACAACGAGCACTGAAAAAAGACTACTCAACTGGTCCGTACGATCATGCTGTGTTGAAGAATGCTTACCGCAGTGATTTCACAGTGGCTGGTGGTCGGACACCTCCTGCCAAGACCACTAACCAACTTCCCCAGGGCAACAAAAGCCCTATGACCAATATCAAGCGTCAACCCAAGCCTGCCACTGGCCAACACCCAAGAGGATAATCAAAATGACATTTTTTTACGACTTAAACAAAAAGCTGGACGAGATTCGTGCCACACCTAGCAAGACACATGGCCAGTTGAACGAGCAATCAGCACCTGCACCTAAATCAAAGAGTCAGTTAACACAAGCACTCAATGAGCGTGACATGGGCAAGCACAACAATGCCACAACAGGTTTCAAAGCTCTTGCCAAGAAAGCTGGCGGCGGTGAAAAAGGCAACAAGATTGCCGGTGCACAATTCCAGAAGATGAAGAAGGCCGGTCAACTAGAAGAACAAACAGTTGAAGAAAGTCTTAAAGACAAAGCCAAGTTGGTAGGTCATTTGGCCAAAGATATGGCAAGAAAAGGTCTTGAAAAGTTGGGTCACGGCGACGACGAAGCCATGCGCAAAGATTTGCAAAAGAAAGTGGGCATGCCACAAACAGGCAAAAAGCCCGGTGCCACAGAAGACTATGGTCCAATGGAAGCTGGTGCTCCAATGACAGGCAAGCAGAAGTCATTTGCTGCATTGGCACCACCTGCAGATAAAATTACTTTTGCCGACAAGATTGCTGGCGCCAAGAAAGAAGTTGACGAGCGCATCGGTGATGTGGCTGCTGAAGCTATTAAAAATGCATTGAGTCCAGAGCAAAAGAAAATTGCTCGCCTGGCTGGTGATCCAAACACAATTGGTGGCGACGATCTTGCCATGCTGCGTAAAGGCGGTAATAAACAAGTAGCTGACGAAGACAGCACTGACAATGCATTTACAGCGCACAAACGTCCTCGTGTTGATGCTCCTAAAGTTGGATCTGTCACACGTGGTCACAAACACGACATTGAACAAACTGCCACAGGCCGTAAAGTAACTCGCAGAGTAGATGACCAAGGTAATTCAGTTGGTGCTGATGACGCTAGTGACGCACAAGCAGGTCCACGTGGACGTGGCAGACCAAAAGGTACAGGCAGCAAGATGGGTGCTAAAGGACCATCAGGCAAATCTAAATTAATGACCAAAGAAAATGATCGTGATCCAGCTGATCAAGGCGAATACGATCAAGAAGGCGAAATGGCCAAAGACAGCATCCAGACTGTTGTGCGTCATGCTCAAGCCTTGGAAAAAATCCTAGGTGACAACGACAACTTGCCAGAATGGGTGCAAGCCAAGTTGGCCAAGATTGAAGGCATGATGACTGCTGTGGACGACTACATGCAGAATCAAGAAGGTGGAGACGAAGCCGTAGGCGAAGAAAAAACTACCAAGCGTGACAATCATGCTGAACGAGCCGGTAAGAAAGTTACCAAAGACATTGAGTACGACGAGAAGAAGAAAGATGGCATCCATGGCAAAAAGCGTGGCTCAGAAGATGCCAAGGCCGAGAAAGCTGGCAAGAAAGTTGCCAAGGATATTGAGTACGACGAAAAGAAAGATAAAAAAGAAGACAAGCCCAAGAAAGTCAAAGAGCAAGGCGGAACAGATACTCCCACAGCATCGAGCGGCTTTAGCTATGGTCAAGGCATTTACGACTCAATGAATCGTGAACTGGAAAAGATGATTGCTGAATCAATGAGCGTGAACATGAGCGATTCGACCGAAGGCGGCAAGAGTTTGACCATCACTGCCACAGACGAAGATGCACTCAAACTGGCTGGCCTGTTAAAAAACGCAGGTCTAGGCGGTGGCGAGCCAATGTCGCAAGAAATGGGACAAGAGCATGGTGAACAGTCATGCCCCAGCTGCGGTATGAACGATTGCGGATGTGGCGACATTGATGAAGCCTTAGCTGAGAACAATCCAGACTGGCCAACTGACCAAGAAGGCACAGAAGATGCCATGATGTATAGTGATGGCCTAGATGGTCCTAAGTCAACTGGTCAATCACAGGTGCCAGTATTGGCCAGTCAAGAAGACCGCCAACACACATACGAAGAAGATGAAGCTCTTCGTAGAATGATGGAAATGGCTGGTGTTCAGCAAGACAATCTCAAGCCATGGGAACGCACCATGAAAGAAGATGCCGAAGAAGACAAACTTGACGAAGCTGAGAAATGTTCAGCTTGCGACTGCGATCCATGCGAGTGTGACGAGTCTGTGACAGAAAGTTTTGAACAGATGTTGAGCCGCATGCGTGACATTGCAGGTATCAAAGAAGCCAAGAAGCCAGACTTTTTAGACATGGACAAAGATGGCGACAAAAAAGAGCCAATGAAAAAAGCTGTTGCCGACAAAGAGAAAAAAGTTGAAGAAAGCATTTTTGCTTTGACCAACCAATGGAAAGCCTACAAGGGGTAAAAATCATGACACCATACAGTGAAATTGCAGCCGAACTAGCACAACGCAAAGCCAATGAATATGTGCCTCCGTCAATTCCGTCAGTGAGACAACAACCCGTGGAAATTCCCGGAGTGATGTATCAAACTCGTGAACTATTTCAACCCGTGGT